TGCTTCTGCTGAAAGATGGGTATCTGTTCAAAAAGATGGTTATTTTAGAGATAAAAATGGGAAAGCAATGCACCCATATATTATTGTTAGAAGAACTGGATTTGAAAAAAACAGAACATTAGCAAATAAATTAGATGGTAATAATGTAAATAACTTTGCTGTTGCTAGAGCTAGATACAATTCTCAAAACCAGTATACTCCATTTGATATTTTAAATAATATACAACCATCAGAAAAATTCTATTTAACTCCTGTACCGGATTATGTTAATATAACATATGAATGCGCTATTATAACTAACTTTATACAGGAAAACAATAAAATAGTTGAATCTATAGAATTCGCATCAGATTCGTATTGGGGTGATAAGAATCGTTTTCAATTTAGAACATATATTGATAGATTTGATTCTACTAATGAATATGGTATTAGTGATCAACGTATAGCTAAAACAAGTATGACCTTAACACTTTATGGTTATATTATTCCTGATACTATTAATAGGGATATGGCTACAAATGGTAAAAAACAATTCTTTTCCAAATCAATTATATCAATAGGAGCAGAAGTAGTATCAAATCTTGCCAATTCTCGCGCAGGAGAGTTGTAGAACTAAAATATTTTTCGTATAATACAAAAAACATTACGTTATGTTAAGAAAATTTAAAGAAATAGCAAATGCTTGGATAACAGCGGCTAACCCAACATCTGAAGAAAAACAATTAGCAGAAGACAGATTAACAGTATGTAATACTTGTGAATTTAGAGAAGAAAATGAAAATATAATTGAATTTTATTATTGTGGTATATGTTTATGCCCATTAAATAAAAAAATATTTTCACTTAAAAACCCAAACCAAAATCCATGTCCCGCAAATAAATGGGAAGAATAAATAACAAGTTATAATTATGATAAAACAAACAGAAAATCCAACACATCTGACATCAGAAGAATTACAAGAATTCAAAAACATTTATCAAGAATACCAAACAGCGGTATTTAATTTAGGTTTATTATCTTTAGATTTAGAAAATTTAAATAAAGAAAAAACCCGTTTATCTAATCTAGTTTACGAAGTAAATGAAAAAAGATTAGAAATAGTAGGAAAATTAGGCGATAAGTACGGTGATAAGCAAGTTAATTTAGAAACAGGTGCTCTTGAATAAAATAAATGTTGTTTTGTAAGGTTTTTAGAATATTTATTATTAGAACAAACTCTATTAGAAATTAAAAACAATAACATAAAATGGCAGAAGCAATTATTTCTCCTGGTGTTTACACCAATGAAAATGACCAGAGTGCAGTAACTCAAGGCCCAATCGTAGCGGGAGCTGCGCTTATAGGTCCTACAGTTAATGGTGTTCCATACATCCCAACATTAGTTACTACGTATAGTGACTATATTGCAAAATTTGGAACTACTTTTGAAAGCGGTGCTAATGGTAATTACGAGTATTTTACATCATTAGCAGCTAAAAATTATTTTGATAACGGTGGAAACACGTTATTAGTAACTAGAATTACTCACGCTGGAACAGGCTCATCAGCGTTAAATAGCTTTGCATCAGCAAGTGTGCCACTTAGTGGATCAACCAATGCAACACTACCAATATCAGCAAGTTTCTATTTAGAAACATTAGCTTGGGGTAATCAAATGAATAACTCAGGAAGTGTATTATCTTCAGGGGCTTTAGTAACAGGAAGTGCTACTAATGTTCGTTGGGAAGTTAATCAGGTAGATTACGCAAGAGGTACATTTACTTTATTAGTTAGAAGTGGTAATGATAATGCTGCTCAACCTAATGTTTTAGAAACATGGAATAACTTATCAATGGATGTTAATCAACCTAACTACATTGCCCGAGTAATTGGTAATACTAAACCAGTTTATACTTACTCAGTAGCAGATGGTCAAGGATATATTGATACTTTAGGTGATTTTCCAAATGCTTCAAGATATGTTAGAGTAGCAGATGTTCCTCAAGCACAATATAACACATTTGATAATAATGGTAATTATATATCTGCATCTTACAGTGGAAGTTTACCAAACTTAGGAAGTGGTTCATTAGCTGGAGCATTTAATGGTGGTATAGCTGATACTAACTTAGGTAAGTTTATGTTTGAAAACATAACAACAGCAGCTACAAATGCTCAAGGATTTACAGCAGCAGATTATGCAACAGCTTTAAATTTATTAAACAACACAGACGAATATCAGTTTAACTTACTAATGACCCCAGGTTTATTCCTAAGTGCAGGTTCAGCACCAGCAATAGGTTCAAACGGAGCTGATCCAATCGCATTGTGTGAAGGAAGAGCAGATGCTTTAGCAGTAGTTGACCCAGTACCTTATGGTGGTTCAATAACAAGTGCTAAAACAGCAGCAAATGCTTCAAACTCAAGCTACGCAGCAACATATTGGCCATGGTGTCAAGTATTTAGTTCAGCAATGGGTAGATTAGTATGGGTTCCTTCTTCAGTATTAATGGGAGGTGTATTTGCCTTCAATGATGAAGTAGCAGCGCCTTGGTTTGCACCAGCAGGTATTACTAGAGGTGGTATTCCAAATGTAACAAGAGTTGAAAGAAGATTATCATTAAACGACAGAAACAACTTATATTTAGATAATGTAAACCCATTAGCTACATTCCCTGGAAATGGTGTTGTAGTATTTGGTCAGAAAACATTACAACAAAAAGCAACAGCTTTAGATAGAGTAAATGTTAGAAGATTGTTAATTGCATTAAAAGGATATATTGGTGGTGTAGCTCGTGGATTAGTATTTGAACAAAATACTGCTACTACAAGAAATGCATTCTTAAACCAAATCAATCCATATTTAGACAGTGTGGTACAAAGACAAGGTTTATATGCTTATAAGGTAGTAATGGATGAGTCAAACAACACTCCAAGTGTAGTAGATAGAAATCAATTAATTGGTCAAATTTATATCCAACCAACTAAAACTGCTGAATTCGTAATATTAGATTTCACAATTTTACCAACTGGCGTTGAATTCCCATCTTAATTAATATTTATAATAAACAAACAATAAATACACAGAGAACATGCCTATATTAAACGCAAACGAAATGATGTTTACCCAGTATGAACCTAAAGTTCCAAACAGGTTTATAATGTATGTAAACGGTATTCCATCATATATAATCAAAGGAGTAACTGCCGTAAATTTTGATGATGGAGAAATTATTCTAGATCACATTAACACTTATAGAAAAATCCGTAGTGGGAAAAGATTATGGGGAGACATGACATTTACATTATTTGACCCAATCGCTCCATCAGGTGCTCAGGTAGTAATGGAATGGGCTCGTTTAGCATATGAATCTATTACAGGTAGAGCAGGTTACTCGGATTTCTATAAAAAAGATATAACATTCAACGTATTAGGTCCAGTTGGTGACGTAGTATCAGAGTGGGTAATCAAAGGAGCTTTCATTAAAACAGGAAACTTTGATGATTACGATTGGTCAACATATACCGAAGCCGTAAACCTTACTCTAACAATTGGAATGGATTATTGTATATTGAATTACTAATACAAGAATTATATTAAATATAAAGAACCCAACAGAAATGTTGGGTTTTTTTATAAGAAACATTCTTTCGTTATATTTATATATATAAAAATAAAATTTAAGTTTATGACAGATTTCAAATTTCCAACCGAAATTATTACTTTACCATCTAAAGGTCTTGTTTATCCTGAAACATCACTATTAGCTAAAGGTGAAATTGAAATGCGTTATATGAGCGCTAAAGATGAAGATATATTAACTAATATTAACTTCATTAAACAAGGAACAGCAATTGATAAATTACTAAAATCTCTAGTAGTATCACCTATTGATTTAGATGATTTAATTACAGGAGATAAAAATGCTATTTTATTCGCTGCTCGTATTTTAGGATATGGACATGATTACACATTTTCATTTAAAAATCAAGTAACAGGTAAAGACGATGAATATACTGTTGATTTAACTCAATTAGATGAAAAACCATTAGATGAAGCGTTATTTGTTCAAGGTAAAAATGAATTTGATTTTACCTTTCCTAAATCAGGAAATAAAATAACTTTTAAGTTATTAACAGGTAAAGATGAAAAATCTATAGAAGCTGAAATTAAAGGATTACAAAAAATAGATGCTAATGCTTCATATGAAAACACAACACGTTTAAAACATATGATAACATCTATTAATGGAAAAACAGACAAAGTATCAATCCATGATTTTGTAGACAATTACTTTTTAGCACCCGATTCAAGAGCATTTAAAAAATATTACTACGAGATATCTCCAGATATAGACACTACAATCACTATTGATAAGGATGGATACGTACAGGAGGGCGTAGTTATCCCTATCGGGGTTAGCTTTTTTTGGCCTGACTTCCAAATATAGAGAATATTTATTCACTAAAATCCATGAAATATGCTTTTATGGACAAGGTGGTTACGATTGGGATACAGTATATAATTTACCAATAATGTATCGTGAATTTATTTATCATAAAATTCGTGAACATTACGATAAACAAAAAACAGACGCTGAAAAGCAACAAAAAATGATGCAATCTAAAACAGCAACAACTGTTAAACCACCAATCAACCCAACATACACAGCAAAAGCCCCACGAAAGTAGGGCTTTTCATATTTATTCATATAATATATTTTTATGGCAGATCAATTTGATAAAGATAAACTAGATGATTATAACGATTCGTTAAGAGAAACCCTTAACTATTCTCGTCAACTTTCTGAAAACGTTTTACGATTAGCAGGAAGAATGGCTAGCTTAACACAAGAAGCTAGAATGACTCGTCGTTTAACTAGTGAACTAGAAAGTGATGTTAGAAAAACTATAGGACTTACTGATAAACTTTATGCGGGTAAATTAAAAGAAAAAGAAGCTCAAAACCAATTAAATCAACTTCAAAACAAATATCAAAAATATATAGAGAATGCTGCTAATAGTTCTAGTCAGTTAGGTAAATATTTAGCAGAAGTAAATCAAAAACAACTAGATTATCAAAAACAAATAAATACTCTACTAGCAGACGAATCTCAAATAAAATCAGAAATTAGACAAGCTGATTATAGTATAGATGTATTACAACGAGAAATAGCTGAAAAAGAAGCCCAAAAAGTTAATGCTAATGTAATCCAACGCCAGCTATTACAAACTCAAATAGATAATAATAAAAATCTAGTTAAAGAGCTTCAACAGGAAATCCAAGCATATGAAAGTATATCCAGAGAAAATCAAAGAAATTTAAATAAAACCCAAGAACTACTTACAGCTACTGAAAAAATTATAGAAGCTAATGACGCTATAATTGCCGGGTATCAACAATTAATTAAAGATGGTGAAACTTTAGTAGCAGGTGCAAAAGCATATTCTAATACAGTTGAAGGATTAGGAGAAAAATTTAAAGATATTCAAAGTTTATTAGGCCCTTTTGTAGCAATATTTAATTTCTTAAAAAAAGTAGCATTTGATGTTTCTAATCAAGTTACCCAACTTCAAAAAGGTTTGATGTTATCATCTGATGAAGCATACCAAGTAAGAAATGAATTTAATGAATTAGCAGTAGCATCTGGAAATGTTCTTATTACTACTAATGCTTTAGTAGCATCTAATGCTGCTTTAGGTAAACAATTAGGATTTAATGCTCGTTTTAGTGATGATGCTGTTGTTGAGTTTACAAAATTAACTAAACAGATAGGATTAAGTGAAGAAGCAGCTGGTGGTTTAGCTAAATTATCTAAAGCTAATGGTATGACTCTAGAAGAAACTAAAACCACAGCTTTAGGAGTATCACAAGCTTTATCTTCACAATACGGAATACAATTAGATCAAAGAGAAGTACTTGAAGAAGTAGGTAAAATATCTGGTCAAACATTAGCTATGTTTAAAGGTAGTGTTCCTGCTCTAACACAAGC